ACGAGATAGCTTCAGGTGACTGGAGTTCAGACGTGTGCTCTTCCGATCTGAGAGTTATTTCCACAGTTTATCCTTTCATTATTGCTTTTTGAGGTATTCCCCAAAAAGAAAACGAGCTCTTTGGCTCTTTTATTGTTCACGATAACGCATCGTTCATTTGTGCTTCAAATTTCCAAGGAAACTCTCTTTCAACAGTGAGAAAAAAACTGCCCACGCACATTTGAGAGTGTGCAAAAAGAGAGCTTATACTGCGAACATACAAATTTTTTTTCAGAATGCACGAATTTATGGAGAAACTAGATGAAATATTTTGAAGTTTTTAAGGCAGGGAATTATCCTCAAGGAAAATTTACCAAAGCCGAAGTTGAAGAACTTGCCAAAAACTACGACCCGAGTTTTTGCGAGGCTCCGATTACACTTGACCATGAACAAAAGGGACCGGCATACGGTTGGGTCGAAAACCTTAAAGCTGAGGGTGGAGTTTTAAAAGCCACGTTTAAAGATTTATCAGATGACCTTAAAGAATTTGTAAATCAGGGAAAATACAAAAAAATCTCTATTGAAATTTATCGAGAATTAGAAGGTAAAAAGCCGTATTTGAAGGCTGTTTCTTTTTTGGGCGCAAGTATTCCACAAGTAAAAGGGATGAAAGCTGTCGAATTTAAAGAAGGTGAATCTGATACATATGTATTTGAAGCTGTAGTCGAAAACCAACAAGACAGTGATGAGGACGAAGATACAGAAACACTAAAAGCTACAATCGAAGATTTGACAAAGCAGGTTGCTGATTTTAAGGAAAAAGCAAAAAAGAATACAGAGATTAAGGATTTAAAATCTCAGGTCAAAGATTTAACCATCCAGCTTGCAAATTTCAAAGATGATGCAGCCGGCAAGGATGAACTGGCAAAAGAATTAAGGGATATCAAAGATAACCTTAGAACCAAAGATTTCAATGAATTTATTGAAAAACATATTGAAGCAGGCATTTTAATCCCTGCCCAAAAAGATGCTGTTTTTTCAATTTTGTGCGACTTGGACAATGTTAAAAAGTTCAATGAAGCATCCAACAGCATCGAAGATTTTAAAACTTTCATCACTGCAATTCCTAAACAAATTGAGTTTGCTGAAGTTGCTACAAAGAAAAAATCAGCCCCAAAAGTTGATGAAGAAAAGTACGCAGATGCAGATGAAGAAAGCGTGGAGATATACAAGCAGGCGAAAGCCCTTGCTAAAAAAGAAAATATCTCCTTTAAAGATGCACTACTAAAAATAAAGGAGATATAGATGGGACGCTTAGAAGAGCTAAGAATTAATGCATACCTGTCAGAGGTAGCAAGAGGATACAGTAATAATGCATTTATTGCAGAGAATTTGTTTCCGACAATAGAATCTGAACTTGAAAAGATTGATATTTTTGAATTTAACAAAGAAGCTTTCCAAATGTACGACACAGAACGTGCAATCAGAGCTAATTCAAATGTAATCAGCCCGAAAGGTTTTACAAAACATACAACAACTTTAACAGAGCACGATCTTGCATATCCTGTTGATTATCGTGAGGAAGAAGAAGCTGCTAAAAAAGTTAAGCTCCAAGTCCACGCTACAAACGTTGTAACTCAAGGTTTAAAGCTAAAACACGAAAAGCAGTGTGCAGACCTTGCACAAAATGCTGATATTTATGCTCCTGAAAACAAAATTATTCTCTCAGGTACAAGTCAATTTTCTGATGATACATCTGACCCTGTCGGAGTAATTGATGATGCAAAAGATGCGGTAAGCGACAAAATCGGTCAAGACCCAAATACTATGGTTATCGGTCAGGATGTTTGGAAGAAATTAAAAAGACATACTCAGTTAAAAGAAATGATTTCTGATAATCAGAATAAAATTGTCACACTTAATTTATTAAAAGAATTTTTCGAAATCGAAAACATTGTAATTGGTAAATCAATATTTGAAGGTCCAGACGGTAAGTTTACAAGAGTTTGGGGCAACAACATCATTCTTGCATATGTTCCTAATTTAACATCGAGAACTGAATACGACCCTGCGTTTGCATACACCGTTCGTAAAAAAGATGCACTTCAAATTGATGAGTACAAAAAAGAAGGCAATAAAGTCAAATATGTCAGAGCCACAGATATTTACACTCCTTTTCTTGTTGGAGCTGAAGCAGGTTATTTGATTTCTAATGCTGTTGATTTAAGCAAAGGAGCGAATAATGGCAAATAAAAAATATACGGTGAAAAATACCAATCTACTGCATAACGGTACTGTTTACAAAATTGGTAGCGTAATTGAGCTTGATGAAGAAAAAGGCAAAAAGCTTGTAGATATTTTGATTCCGATTGAAGAAGACACAGATACTTCAACAAAAACGAATACAAAAACTTCTACTGCTGTAAAAACTAAAACATCTGCTAAAGCAAAAACAGAAACTGAAACTACCACAACAGCAGATGATACAAATACAGCTCAGAATGAATCAACTGAGGAAACTGTACCTGAAGATACAGCGAATACAGATACTTCTACTACTGATGGAGGGAATAAATAATGGCACAAAAATTATACAAACCTTTATTAATAGATTCAGTCAAAGCAGCAACCAACATTCCAAAACAAAGATTTGTCGGGTTTGACGGTACACTTTGCACCGCAGGTGCAAAAGCCCTAGGTGTTTGTGATGTTGAAACAGATGCGGAGCAACAAGTCCCTCTCGGAGTTCTCGGGATATTGCTTATTGAAGCAGGCGGAACGATTACCCAGGGTGCAGAAATAACATCCGATGCTTCAGGCAAAGCAGTTGTTGCAACAGACGGTCAAAAAATCAACGGATATGCTCAAGATGCAGGTGAAGCAGGCGACATCATTCGAATTGTCAGAGGTATCTAAATGTACTGCACTGCCGAAGACCTTGAAATCCAACTTGGAAAAGAACCCCTAATCCAGCTGACGAACGACAACTGCGAACAAAATTCTATTGACGCAGTTGTTTGTGAGGAAGCCATACTCTACTCCTCAACCCTAATCGATGGGTATTTGAGAGGAAGATACAACCTACCTCTCAATACCCAATTTCCTTTACTTCGAGTTGTAGCAATGGATTTAAGTACCTACAGGCTTTATTCTCGCAGAATTATGACAGATATCCCTGAAGTTGTTTGCGATGCATACAAAAACGCTATAAAAACTCTTGAAAACCTGCAAAAAGGAATTATTACTCTTGAAACAGAGAATAATCAAACTTTGCAAAACGGCGAATACCGCACTAATAAAACAATATTAGACAGATTATTTAACAAAGGATGCTTAAGTGAGTATTAGAGATATAGAAAATTCAATAATAGATAAATTAAAAGGAAATTTATAAAATCTTTTGGTTGACGGGTTTCCCGAAAAGCCGCAGGAATTTACTTTAATTCATCCGGTCGGTGCAATTCTCGTTCATTATCGTGGCGGAAATTATTCAAATACAGATGCACTCGGATTTATCTCCCAGGATAAAAAAATGGATTTTGCAAATACTGTTGTTACTCGCAATCTTCGCTCAAACAACGGTGCTTATGAAGTTTTAGAAAAAATCAACCAAGTCCTTTGCGGATTTAAAATCCTTGGCTGTTCAAAATTAACCCCTGTAAAAGAAGGATTTTTGTCAGATATTAGTGGTATTTGGCAGTATGAAATAACATTCACGCTTGCAACTCCAAGCATTGAAGATTTAGAAGAAGGAGGTATAAATGCCGGCTAGTTTTTTGCATGGTGTTGAAACCATTGAAATATCAAAAGGTGCAAGAACGATAAAAACAGTTAAAACTGCGATTGTTGGACTTGTAGGAACTGCACCGATTGAATCGGTTGCAGAAGAATATAGAACAATCAACGAACCGACTTTGATTTTGAATGAAATTGATGCGGTTAAATATTTTGGAGAGCAGACTTCAGGTTTTACAATTCCTCAAGCCCTGCAATCAATTTTCGACCAGGGGGCAGGGATAGTTATAGTAATAAATGTTTTTGATCCTGTAAAACATAAAAGTGTTTCTGATGTAACTATCGGCGATATTAACGGTGGAGTTGATGCTCTAACCGGTAAAAGAACAGGGATGAAAGCTTTTGAAAATTGCTATTCGCTTTTCGGATACTTCCCAAAAACAATTATCGCACCCGTTTTCTGCGAAGAAACAGCAGTTGTATCTCAAATGAAGGCAATTTGCGACAAAATCAGAGCAATCGGATTGGTTGATGCTCCTATCGGCACAACCGTTCAAGAGGCAATTACCGGAAGAGGGCCGGAAGGTACAATCAACTTCAACACTTCTTCTGATAGAGTTATCCTTTGTTATCCGCATCTTAAAGTCTACGATTCAGAATCAAATTCAAACATCTTACAACCTTATTCTCAAAGGCTTGCAGGTGTTATTGCAGCCAAAGATATCAATAAAGGTTATCATTGGTCGCCGTCAAATACTGAAATCAACGGAATTGTTGGAGTTGAGAAGCAATTAACTTCAATGATAAATGACCCGACGAGCGAAGTTAATACCTTGAATGAAGCAGGGATTGTTACTGTTTTCAATTCTTATGGCTCAGGATTCAGAACTTGGGGCAACCGTTCTGCGGCGTTCCCGGCATCGACTCATCCGACAAACTTTATCAATGTAAGACGAACAGCAGATATTCTTCACGAAAGTGTCGAGTATTCAATGTTGCAATTTATCGACTTCCCAATCGACAACGGCTTAATTGATTCAATAACCGAATCTGTAAACGCTTTTATCAGAACATTAATCGGGCGTGGAGCATTAATTGATGGCAAATGCTATTACAATCCCGACAAAAATCCTGTAACAGAAATTGCAAACGGACATTTACTTTTTGATGTCGAGTTTATGCCTCCGACTCCTGCTGAAAGGATAACTTTTGAAAGCTTTATCGATATCGAATTATTGAAATCACTTGGAACGTAATGCGAGCAGAAATTAATAAAAAAGGGCAACTCAGCATTATTTGCGAAGAATATGACCTTTGTGAAAGATGCAAAAACGCAACAAAATGCCCTCTAATACAAGCCATCAGCCAAGAAATCGTAATCCTCCACTACTCAGATATAGCAATAGGTGAGTGTGGGCTGTACCAAAAAGGAAAATAACATGAGCAAGATAAAAATTAATAAATTAACAAACGCCAATGTTTATATGAACGGTGTAAATCTCTTGGGCCGAGCCGAAGAAGTTCAGCTTCCTCAAATAAAACACAAAATGGCGGAGCATAAAGCTCTCGGGATGGTTGGTTCGGCTGAATTCTTCTCGGGGATAGAAAAACTTGAGTGCAAAATCAAGTGGAACGCCCTTTATCCTGAAGTTTTGCTTGCTGCGGCAACTCCTTTTACTTCTGCAATGATTCAAGTCAGGGCTTCACTTGAAACCTACAATGGGCAGGGAAGAATTGAAGAAGTTCCTGCAACGGCTTTTATAATCGGAACTTTTAAGGAATTTCCTCTTGGCACAATAAAGCCTCACGACAACGCAGAATACGAAACCACAATGTCTGTTACCTACGCAAAATTAGTAGTAAACAAAGTGGAAATCTTTGAAATAGATGTCCTTGAAAACATCTACAAAGTAAACCTAGTCGATATGTTAGAAACATTTAAGAAAAATATAGGAGCGTAAAATGGCAAAAGAAATCACATTATCAGACGGCAAAATTGCAATAGTTAAAGACGGCAAAGGGCTTGACCTTTTGAACGCTCAAAAGAAGGCAAAAACTTCGGATGAAATTCCATATGCCTTGATTGCAGAACTTTGCGAAATAGACGGCAATTTCCTTGTTTACGAGGACATTTTAGAATTGCCGATTGAAGATGTAATCAATCTTCAAGGTGCTATTTCGGGGAAGTTGCAGCCATCACAGCTGAATGCATAATCCATCTTGCAAAAACGACCGGGTGGAGTTATTCGGATTTAAAAGAAATGCCCCTGGATACATTAGAGTTTTGGGTGCTTGAAGCTATGAAATATAGCCAAAAGCACTCTGACAATATAGAGGAAATGTTTGAAAATCAATGATAGACAATATGATGAAAATTTCATTAACGCTTGTCGCCATCGATAAAATGTCGAGGGTAATCAAAGATGCTGTCAAAAAATCCGAAACAGAATTCCAAAAACTCCAAAATGAAATAAAAGAAACCTCAAGAATGTTTGATGAAATGGGCAAGAAGATTGCAACCGCTGGTGCAGGTCTTACTGCTGCAGGTGTTGGAATCGCTCATCAATTAGGTATGACAGAAGCTATTCAAGAAGCTTTTGAAATGGAGCATAGGCTAAGAGAACTCGGCAATGTCGGCGAATTGACTGCAAAGCAAATCGCTAATATGGACGAAAAACTTGGGCACATTTCAAAATACACAAATCAATATCGCCCTGAAATCATTGAGGGTTTGAACGTTCTTGTCGCATCCGGCGTTGATCCGACAAAAGCACTTGATTATATGAATGTAATCGGTAAAACCGCAACCGCAGAGCAAGCGGCGATTATTGATATTTCTAAAACCGCATTTTCTGTGTCAGATAACTTAAAAGTGCCAAT